ACGGCCAATAGCGATGTTATCCGTGCCAGTTAGAACACCTACGCCGATTGGTGAATACCCAAGAGCGATATTATAATTACCAGTAGTTGCGTTGCCGCCTGCATTATAGCCACCAAAGAAATTGTAAGTGCCGCTGGTTAAATCATAGCCAGCAAGACGGCCAATAGCGATATTACTCTCACCAGTTAGAACGCCACTACCAATCGCTTGTCTGCCGATAGCAATCGTATTGTCCGCAGTAGTTGCGTTATATCCGGCCCGATAGCCCATAAAATTATTATAGGTGCCACTGGTTAAATCGTTACCAGCCTGACGACCAATAGCGGTGTTATCTGTCCCAGTAACAACGCCTGTTCCCATAGTTGCATAACCAATAGCTATGCTATTACTAGCAGTAGTTGCTTTTAGTGCGGATTGATACCCAATTGCAACACTTCCAGCAGCAGTAGTGTTTGCTTTGAGGGCTTCAAAACCAATAGCTACTAATTTGGTACCTGTTGTATTTGCTCTAGCTGCCGTTGCACCAATAGCAACAGAATCGTCAGCAGATGTTCCACTATAAAGTGCCTGATAACCAATAGCTACAGTGTCTTCTGCGGAAGTTTGATTGGCAGACAAAGTATCTGTACCAATAGCAACAGTTTTATCTACACTTGAACCACCACTCCAGCCACCGAGCATAGCATTAGCGCCAATTGCAACATTGTTTGCGCCGGTCACAGAGTAACCTGCAAACGAACCCATAAAGTTATTATTACCAGTCGTGGTTATATTTATTCCGGCAGATTTACCAATTATATTATTTGATGATCCCGTAGTTACAGAACTACCAGCACTCGCTCCAAAGAAAGTTGAAGCCTGCCCGCTAGTTAAAGCAGTACCAGCATTGTAACCAACGGCTGTGTTTTCGTTTGCGTTGACTCCGTTGCTTGAGTCAAGCGCGCCTGCCCCGATGCCTATTTCTTTTCCGCTGCTGTAGGTTACTGCATCAGATAAATCATCAATAGCTGAAGCACCACTACTAGCTTCAGCCCACGTTAGTCCTCCAGTATTACCCGATTGTGCAGTTAATACGTACCCGTTAGTTGGACTATTGCTAACCTTTAGATTAGCTTCGTCAATAATATTGTCAGCTACTACTGTAGCACCGTCTGCTGAAGATGTTACCTCGCCGCTGTGGTCTGGGTGGACGTAGTTGTTTGCTGATGCAGCAATACCATTTAACTTACTATGGTCAGCATCTGTGAATACATTTGAATCTGATGCTGCCTCTACTGCTGCTCTAATTTCTGCATCAGTCTGATCTGCTGTAGCTGAAGCTTCTATGCCATTTAACTTAGAGTGATCTGCGTCAGTAAATACATTAGAGTCAGATGCAGCTTCTACTGCGGCCCTAATTTCAGCGTCAGTCTGATCTGCTGTAGCTGAAGCTTCTATGCCGTTTAGCTTAGTGTGATCTGCATCAGTAAAAACATTAGAGTCTGAAGCTGCTTCTACTGATGCACGAATTGTGGCAGCAGAAAAGTCTTCAGCAGCAGAAACAATAGATACGATAGCATTACCCGTTAAAGAAAGGGCATTGTTAGAGTTAGTGCTATCGTATGCACCTCTGCTTAGTGTCGTACCACTAGACGTGTATGTACCCGTACCAATTTCCCAATTAGTACCGTCTTCAATTAGATACCTAACTGAATCACTATTTGATACACCACCATCAGCAAAAGACTGAAATCCTGATACTGCTGATCCGAGTGTTATAGTTCCCGTTCCAGTAGTGCTAGTGTTAACACGTACTCTATTAGCTAATACAGCCATTTAAAGTTTCCTACGCGATACGAATAATTGCATTAGAAGCATCTGCTGTAGGGAACTGAACCGTTAAGTTACCCGCAACAGAACTTACTGTTCCCCCAAAGTCAATAACACAAATAGCTTTGTTACTAGCAGAAGAATTATAAATAATACAACCAGCAGCAGACACAGTTACTGTAGAGAAAACCTCATCAGCAAAGTCAACAATAGCTGTAGAACCAGACAGAGAGATAGCAGCACTATCTAGGTTTTGACCACCAGCACTATAGTTAGTGCCAGATGCTTCGTCACTGTTACCAGTAACATCTGAATAGTTTGTTGTACCTGTACCATATGTACCGGACATGCCAGACTTAATTAGCGCAATCTTAAGTGTGTGTGTATCCAAATCGTGCGTAGCACCTAAAACTTCCGTTTTAAAACTATTGCACATTGCAGTAGTAATTGCCATAATTTTTTACCTTTTTAATAAGAGTTGAGGACTGGAAGTATAAACCTCCAGCCCCCATACTTAATTAGCTTACGCTAGAGTGTCACGATCAACTTCGTCTGCACCAACAACACCAATGTCGGAAACATCCATAATCATCGCAAAGACACGAATCTTACCCGTAGTTAGGGCCGTACCAGATTGCGTAGCAATAGTAACGTCAATATTGTCTGCTGCAACACATACAAGCGGTTGGAACGCAGCAGCGTTCTGAGCAAATGTGCCAGCAGCAGTGCCGCTATCGCCGTCAAAACCATCGACAAAGCAATCAGGATCAACGCCAGTCCCCAGATCAAGAGTCGTAGTACCACTAGAAGCAGCAGTTACAACCTCAATACCAGCATTCATAATAACAGAACCGGCTGGAACTGCAATTACAGGAATGACATCACTAGCAGCAAGTGCGCTGCCTTTATCCGAAAGAGCTACAGCATAATCAAGCTCATGCTGTACGAAATAGATGCCGCGACCACGAGCGTCGTTGCCACGAGCAGCCACAAGAGTATTATCTCCTAAAGCCATGATGTATCTCCCTTATACCAAGTTAATTTTGGCAGTAACGATTGCTTCAGGACGAAGAATCTTACGACCATAGAGATGCAGACCACGAACAATGTCACCAAAGCTATCAGGATCACGATAGGATTCAGTTTTATCAATCTGTTCTGCCGTAGCAACGGAAGAAGAGTGACCGCCTACAATCAAACCATAGTTACTAGCATTAGTACCACCAGTCGTGGAGGAACCCGTACCAATAGAAGGCAGGTTGTTTGAGACATACACTTTAAAACCGTGAAGGCTGTTAAGCACAAGACCATTAGTAAGCCCTGAACCACCAAAGTCAGAGTTAAACAGGCGAGAATCTTCGTCCTGCAAAATTTCCTGAACAATGGGGTCAATAACAACCCAACGACCGTTGGTGTCAACGTTCTGTTGATTCAGTTTACGTGCCATACGAGCAATAACCTGAAGTACATAAGCGTTACCGGAGCCTACAGTAGCACTATCGTTACCCGCACGAGCTTTAATGCCAATGGAGCTACCCGAAGAGCCACCGAAATCATCTGCTTCTAGTTTCATAGAAGACAGAAGTTCATCCGTACCAGCCGTAGAAACAGCAACACTACCATTAACAGTCGTGTTTACCGTATCGGCAACTGAGTGCAGAGCAGACTGCTTGTACCCACACATATAACCAAGAACGTCTTGGTCATACTGATCAGCAAGTCGGAAAGCCGCACGATCCGATGCAAGGTTTGCAAAGTTAACGTGAGAGTGGGCTTCCTCAATATCGTCTACCTTAAAAGCAAAGTAGTTCGACTTGTCAATCGTAAGAGAAAAGTCTTCGTCGTCAAGGTCTTGCGGCTGGATTACCGTACCGCGAGTGTACCCTTTAACAGAAATTTCAGGTTCTTTAATGATGCGAACCGAGTCGCCCATGTTAGAAATTTCACCGAAGTAGTCAGAGTTAGTAATTTGGTCACAGACCGCAGCCTTACGAAACGCAAGCTGCACCTGCTTAGAATAGATTACGGGGCTAAAATTACCATTAGGTAGATTTCCGTTACCCGCTGCTGATGCGAATGCCATAACATTGCTCCTTTTTTCAGCGTTCAGATGCTAACTTACAATTCTCTGTAGAGGCTAATAGGAAATAGGTGCATTAATAAAAACATTTGGCCTAACGTTTTCTTAACGGGCTATACCTTTTAGGTAATTCTATTGATAAATTGTAGCCGCTATTAGTAATTAGATATAATAAAACAGTAGGTAGGCTATTGCGGCTACTGTCATATTAGAAGTTATAGTAAGTTTTTTCTACTTGTCAACACTACTTATCGTGCTGAACCAGAAATATCGTAAATAAATGTACCCTTATTCATGGCTTCCATAATAGCTTCTTGGTTTTTAGCGTATTGATCCATGCTCATTTTTTGTACTGCTGACTCAAGAATGACGCCTTCGCTATCCTCATTAGTCGGTCGGGTACGAGTTTGCTTGCTAGAAATCATTTCGGCTGCATCGCCATTGCTCTGTTTCTTTTTAGGCCCAATATCAAAATCAGATTTATAAAGATCAATAGCTCGCGCTGCTGCCTTAGCATCGTTGTCATTATCATACAGAGCCTGCTGTACCCACTTAGGTTGCTCATCTGCCCACGTATGAAACTGATCGTCGTCTCGAATATCCTCAAAGTCTGGATGAATTTGCAACAAAAGAGTTTCAGCTTTTTGCCGTTCAGCATCGTCTTGCATTTTATTAATTTTTGTAACACGATCCTCAAGGTCTTCTGACTGCTCTCGTGCTTTTTTAGTGGCAATGGTTTCCACCATAGCTGCTACATCTGGGTACTCAGCCATCCACGTTTCAAGTTCTTCATCCGTCTTTGGTAAAACAATAGGTTTTTTACTAGTTTCTTTTAGCTGTTCTTTTAGTTCGTCAATTTGTTTTTGATGAGCTTCTTGTACCTTCTGTGTATGCCGCCGCAAATCACCATAGCGCTTTTTAAAAGTTTTTTCTTCTGCTCCAACAGGCTCTGGTTCTGATTCTTCTGTTTCTTCTACACCTTCACCTCGTTGCTCGCGGAGTAGTACTTCAAGTTCTTCTTCATCTTTTTTGTCACGGTCTACCTTTGAATAAGGCTTAGACATAAGGGGCTTACGTTCCGCTTGATTACTTACAACCATTTCTTCTGACATGTGTATTCTCTCTGTGTGGGGCCACCGTAGCCTGCTTAGCAGGGGGATGAGTAGCCAACAAATTAGTCTGTTTAAGTGCGACTGTCACTATTTTTTACGCTTAATTAATCCTCCTTTAGCTATACCTTCTGGGCCACTATCTTCACCGCCTTCTCCGTCTTGTCCTCCTTCACCTTCTGCTTCTTCCGCACTTTGTGGCCCACCGCCCATTGAAGCAGCTTCGGCAGCAGCTTGGGCTTCAGCAGCAGCAGCTTCAGCATCAGCTTGAGCATCATCATCAGGATTAGTGGGGTCAACGTCAGGAGCAGTAGTTGCATTTTGGTCAAAACCCGGATCATCAATACTTGCTAGATCGTCTTCATCCTCAACTTCATCTGTTATACCTGCTGCACCTAACTCATCAAACCCTCTAGCACGGGCTTTAACTTCTAGTGCAAAATCTCGTTGTAGTGCTTTTGCTTTTGGAATATCTGCCTTTGAAAGAGTGTTAGTAATTTGAGGATTAGCTATAATACCTCCTCCTGTAGGGTCATTAGGATTGGTGTTTACATGGCCGAAAGTGCCATAAGTCTGGACACCAACGCCTATACCTAGTGGATCATTTGCAACAGATACTAAGCCTACATTAGGATCATTTGCAATAGCGTTTACATCAAAACCTACTTGTTCTGCTATACCTACAATACTCATTAACTCAAGGTCTTTTGGGTTAGTATTATTAGCAGCAGTAGTAATTGCTTTAGCTACTACTTGATCCATCGTAGCAATCTTGTCAATATTACCTTTTCCTTTTCCAATAGGGTCAGTCAGAGATATCTGTGGCCCTATGCCAAATGGCAACCCTACGCTTAAACCTTTTGAAAATACACTTGATAGCCCACGACCTACCATACCTGCCACTCCGGGTGGCCCAAGCATATTACCAAAAGGATTTAATGCCGCAGAGATTAATCCATCCATAACACCTATTAGTGACGACGGATATTCTGAAAAATCTTTAGCTGCCTGAATGTTAGCCGCAGTAGGCGCTGAAGCTAATTCAGACATAGAGCCTATACCCTGACCAGCAGTCGGACCTGTATCTTGATCTTCTGACCCTTCTTCTTCTACTGTAGTAGGAGACTGTACGGAAGCACTAAGTTTGTTTGAAAAGTCAGTAAAGTAATCATCAAGAACTTTTTTACCGCTATCTGTAACACCACTAAAGTCTGCGCCTTTTGGTGCCAAAGCAAATAAATAATTAAAGTTTACGTCACCAATAGATTTTATAATATCGTCTGTACCAAAAGCACGATTACCTAAACTTTGTAAAAATCCTTGCGGGTCTTTGCTTGCATTTGCAAGAGTTGTAGATGTAGCAGTTCCAGTCGGTTGATTAAAAGGGTCAGTTCCCTGCCCTCCTTGAACAAAAGCTCCTACGTTAGCTTCTAAAGTTTCTTCTTCTATATCATCAGGTTCAATAACCTCAATATCCTCAATCGTAAAAGGTGGGCCACCCGCATTAAATAGTGTGTCGTCTGGTAATGTTTGTCCTTCATCTGTGCCAAACTGACCCATAGCCTCCATTTTCTTAAAGCCCATTTTAGCTTCGTCTCTAAGTTTCATAAAAAACTCAACACCAAAATAACGAACAACATCAGCAGGAACTACCATCTCACCTTCACTAAGCATAGCAGGCTGGTCATCACGTACCTCCTTTGCTGTGCTGCCTAGCGGTACATTATTGCCTGATACGGGATCAACCTCTCCACCCTTTTCAAATTGTTTCATTTGGTTGTTCATTATTAATCCTTCTTAACTATATTTTCTAAAGCTTTTAGTTTTCTAAGTGCCTGAATAGCGCCTTGCGCTCTTTGTATACCCACACTAGAATCGGATTGTTCTAGAACTTTATGCTGTTGTTCTATTTGATAGTCTAAATACTCTACAAAGTTAGGCCATAGATTAGGGTTATTGTAGAGGCCCGACAGGCGCTTCTCCGCCTGCTGCTGGTTGTGTTCCGGCATTACCGCTAAATCCTTCTTCTTGAGGTGTTGGGGCTACGCCCGTACCGATTGTGCCTCCACCTGCACCTGTAGGGTCATTAGGGTTTGCCCCTGCTGGAGGAGCTTGTGGAGCCTGTTGAGGCTGAGTAGCCTGAAAGTCCTTAAGCAACTTTGCCTGTAAAATAGCTTGACTCATATTGTTTGTAATTTTTTCAGGGTCAAGGTCTAATGTACGAGCAAGCTCCATAATAATATAATCAAATTTTGCAAAAGGTGCAAGAGAAGGATTGCTTGCAATTCCTAAAAACTGCATGAGCCGCTGGCTACGTACTTCATTAGCCATTAAGCTTTCAGTACCACGAGCCTTAACTTCTAGATCACCTTTGATTTCTTTGTCAAAGTCAAACTGCATGTTAAACTGAAACAAACCTTCGCCCAAAGGCTTAAGCATGTAATCGTCAACGTTTTTAATTACAGCTTTAATAGCTCCTGATGCCGCACCCATAAGCATACTAATGCCACTAGCAGTACGACCAACACCTGTTATGCCCGTCTGTCCGTGTGCAAAGGAAGGAAAGCCTGTGCTTTCATCTGCAAGCTGACGAGACTTATCAAACAACTGTAGGTTTTCACCAGACACATTAGGAAACTTAGTGCCAAAGATAGCTTGACCCGGAGCGCCACCCTGCCGTCTAAAAACTTTACCGGGGTATACATTAAGGTCTTGACCCGGAGTAAGGTTTGTTTCGTCTACCTCTAGAATCAAATTCCCTGACAACACAGCGTTATCTACTGCCATACGCATAAAGCCATTCATCAGCGTTTGAGTGTCGTCCATGTTCTCAGCAAGCCCTACACCAAAAAAGCTGTAAGGGTTTAGCTCGTAAGGAGCAGCCATGTATGGAATACGCACAGGTTTAAAGGGATTAACAACAAGACGAATAACTTGATTGTTAACAATCCAAACATTAGCCTGAACTTGATCAAGGTCTTTGTATTCAGATGGAATATTTACATCTTCATCTTCAAGCAACTCAGTATCTATAATACCCCAATACTCTAGTACCTCAAAGCGTTCAATGCTGTGGTGCTGCTCTTCATCAGAGATGTCATCTTCCCACCACTCCTTTACGTAAGCTTCTCCCATTTGAATACAAGTGTCAATTACATTAGCTCTAAAGAAAGGACGCTTTTTAAGATCACGAAGCTGACTCCTATTATATTTGTGCCTTTCAATTACGTACTGAGCTTCTTCCATATTGTTTGCGTCTGGGTCTGGATAAAAATTCCATATACTTACATGCCCAATCTGAGGTACAGTTTTGACTGTAGGACTGTAGACACCTTCATCGTCCCAGTTTGAGTATTCTTTATTAACAGCAAACGGACCTTTTAGTACACCTGTACCTAACAAAGCCATTTCAAACGCTGTGCTGCGAAGGTGCTGTGCTGCATTACTTTCTTCAAGCTGGTCGTGTACTTTCTTCTGCATCTTTTTTGCAGCAAGCATAGCGGGATAAAATGTCGCAGAGGAAGCTGTTTGCCCTGCACCCTTCTTAAGATTTGGAGCTTCAGACAACTGTTCTTCTAAGCTACCAAGTAGTAAGGACTGTGATGTTGCACCGGGTTCCAAATCTTTACCGTCCCCAGCAAAACCATAAGGGCTTTCAGTTTTTTCTACGCTTCCACCAGCTTCTTCTTTTACATTATCTACATCTTTAAGATCAAAGTGTACTGCTTCTTCTACACCATCAGGTAAAGTAGTAGGATCAATACTAAGAGGAAACCTTTGATTACCAAATAAAACATCCACAATTTGATTGTATGCAGCTAAAACTTTAGTCTTAGTAACTTTAATAAAGACACGTGATTTTTCAGCGTCTGTAAATTTTACATTTGCGTGATAGATACCACGATAGTTGCGCCATGCACGCAACCAACGCTCTTCTTCTGTATTACGATATCGGCGAGCAACACTATATTTATCTGTTACGTGTCGAACAACACCCGACAACGACCCACGAGAACCGTCCTCTTCTGAATCAGCATCTTCAACTGCGATCCGAGAATTTTCCATTAGGTAGTCTTGTTCATTGTCTTTCATAAGGTATCCTTTAAAAGTTTTTAGTAGCCAAAGATAGGATCGGCTGGGGCTGGAGTTCTTGATCCATAAACGGGATCATAATCAAAAATACTAAAACGAGGTCTTGACATTATACCATATCTCATTGCATCATACAAATGATCTTCTGCATTTGTGTCAATATCTTCAGGATTCTTTTTATCTAATGGCAATGCTGGTAACTGAGAGATTATATTTGTGCAGTTATTAAAAAATACTAAACGAGGTTCTTCAGTAAAATCATCAATTTGAAGCCTACGGTGTATTTCGTTTTTTCCTGCGACACGAGAGCCTTTACTCCTATCAGAAGGTCGCCACCTACAACCCTCACGAATCATTTGTTCGGCCAAAGACGGTCCTGTATCGCCTCTGTTATGCCATAAAGAGCTATCAAGAACACCATATGCTACATTCCCATCGCCTGCTTCTAGTTCAAGAATCATATTAGCTAAATCCTTAGCCAATACTTTAGATACATAAAGTTCACGGTACACAATTAACTGTTCATCTGGACCTACTGCAAACCAAACAACTCCGCTGTATGATCCGTAACCATAGTCACATGCTCTAAACTTAATCCAATTAGAGGGTATAGAAAAGGGTTCAACAACATGAATGTTTCTATCAAACTCTGTAAAGGCTGCACCCTCTGCAATGTCCCAATCACCATCTAGTAACCTGCGTCTTTGTTGTTCTGGCAAAGACAAAAGCATAGCTTCGTAATCGCCACCCTCTGCTAAATAAGGATTATCACTAAGCTTAGAGGGAATAAAACGTCGTTTAAATAAAGCCTTACCTGCTTTAGCATGGCCTGATGGGTACTTAAGTGTTTCTCCTGTTTCAATGTCTGTAGCTTTAAAGCTATGATTAGGTACAGAAGGGTCTATAAACATTTTCTTTACCCAGCTATGTCCTCTACCGCCCGGATTCGTAGTAGCCCGCATATAAACTGGCAAATCGGGTGCAGTAGAACGAAGCCTAGAACGCATGTAGTTCCATGAATAAGGTGTAGCCCACTGAGTTAATTCATCAAACCCTATCCAACTAAATGCTAATCCTTGATAGCGCCTTACATCTTCGTCCTTATCCAGATAAGACATCCACAGTCTTGCACCAGACGGAGCAGTCCACTGCATTTTTCTTTCTGACCACTTAATACCTTTAAATACTTTAGGATACAACTCTTGTGACTTAACAATTAATTCACGTAGTTCTTCAGTTGTATGGCGCAACAACAAACCACTAAAAGCTGGATGGCCCATATACCGTAAAGGATCAGCTAACATGGCAAACGATTTTCCGCCGCCTGCGGCACCACCAAACAAAACTTCGCGATCAGCAGATTTTAAAAAGTCTGTTTGTGGTCCTTCGTTAGGTTGAAAAACAATGTTTTGTTCTTCTTGTA